ACATTGGCCATCGTGAATAGATAGGCCGGATCCCGTGGTGCGTCTTGTGCAATCGTCAGGCTGCCTGAACTCCAGAAGCCCTGACAACGCATGACTGACAACAGGTCGTTAATAAGCTTGAAAGATTCCTCGGCTGTTTGAATCGTGGTGTTGCAGCTGAAGCGGGCTTCCGTTCCACCAAAGCCATCATCAACCAGTTCGTTGCTGTATTTTGACGCTGCAAAGAACGCCCACTTATCGAGTTGAGAGGTGTCGATATGGTTGCCGAAACCGTACCTAGTGTTGGTCAGTAGATCCCATAGGATCCACGCCGGACAGGCGCACCATGTTGCAGCAGCAAATGTTCCGTCCCAGACAAAGTTCTGCGGATAGATAATCCTGCCGTTATCAGGGTCAACAGTAACGCTATTGGGGATCGCAACCTTGATGCCCTTGACTAGATATTTGCGCGATGGGATGCTGTTGAATTGCTCAGCATCAACACGCAACCCGACAAGTGCGCTATTCGGGTAAGTGAGCTTTGCCCACTTGATTTCCGTCAAGCTTGTCCAGCTGAAAGCGTTAGTCAGCAGCGAGTTACTGCTATCGCCCGTGATGCGCTCAACTTTGACATCTACGTTGTCAGTAGGGTTTGGTCGCTCCAGTTCAATCAAATAGTCTTTTTGGTATAGATCAGCAGTGCGGCCACTGATCCTGTCGTTGACAACCTCTATAAAACCTGCATTTGCGTACTGCAGATAGATTTTTAGCCGGACAGAAGTGCCTTCGGTGTCTCCAGTTTCGTTGTCGATCTTTTGCAGCGATGGGATTGATATTGTGATTCTTACTGCATCAACCTCATCGTCCGTAATGCTTTCTATGATCGGGACGGATTGCGCGACAGGGCGATTCACCGGACGCTCGTTTTCCGTCCCAGGGGTCAGAGGAATATGCTCTTGGCTTTGCGTACCGTTGCGGGTGTAAACAGTAACGTCTTCAAAGTTAAAGTCGCCGGTTGCGCCTTCTAGCTGGGTGTTGTTTAGAAAAATCGATTTGCTTCCGTCAACTAAACCTTCAATTTCTCCTTCTGAAATGAGGTCAATAACATTTGCGTATTGCCTTGAATCAAGGGAGTCAGGTGTGGTCCTAGGTGAACGGCTACTGCCACCACCACCGCCGCCTTTGCCGCCACCGCCACCGCCGCCAGCACCGATAATCGTTGTCATGTCCTTACCTGAACGGTGTCGATGCCAGCAGAGATAACAACGCTGCCAGTCAGAGTCTTACCGTAAACGATAGGAACAGGCGTGCCACCACGGCTTGTGTTTTGTATGCCAGAAAATGAATATGACTTGCGTGGATCCTGTTCAGTATCTGGACCTTGCGGGATTGCAGGCACCGGGGAGATGGCTTGAGAAATGCCGGTCAACACAAGACCTGCACCAATAAAAAACAATGCGGACGATCCCCAAGCAGCACCCGTTCCACCAAAAATACCAAGACCGGCAGCGCCTCCAGCTCCAGCAAAAGCAGTGCCACCAAAACTCACAAACGAAAGAGCAACCAATGCGACACCGGCAAGAATAGTCAAACCAGCGTTACCACCAGCACCGACAACCACTGGAACGATTTTGATCTCTTCCTGCCCAACAGGGAAATGCAACTCGTCCAGCGTCAATGCACGTTCGCCCACCAGCACTCTGTAATGCTGATCAACCATGTGCTCTTCTAGTGCGGGAAAATTTGCAATTAACATCCGCACTACTTCTGCTGTAGTGCTCAAGTCTGCTTCTAATACAGTTCGACCGACGAACTTGGCGAGCTGCCCGTAAAGTCTGACCTTACGCAACATGACGCAGCCGCCTCCCTGTCACCGATTGTAGCCAGCCACCGTAAATATCTCTACTGCTTAACCGCCCTGCAAGGTGATGTAGCACCATGCCATCACCGATGAATACGGCGCAGTGATTCAAGCCTTTACCGTTAATCTGCATTAGCAGCAAGTCGCCACGCTCCAACGGTTCATTTTCGGCCAACTGGCGGAATCCTGTTGCAGCCCAGGCGCCATCAAACATCGGCGCATTCATGAACAATTCTGGTGTTGCAGGGCGATCCCAATCGCGCAGCATGATTCCTTGTTCTGCGTACCAGTCACGTGCCAGAGTCCAGCAATCATTAACGGCCCAAGTCCATTGCCTGCCAATCAAGGGAGCCTTGTAGCCGCAAGGGCAGTATTCGCCCCAGGTTTCAATTCGTGGGTTGACGATGTACCAAGGGAGGCCGTGCTTTTCTGCTGAAACTCGATCGGCTTCGCTGGGAACTGGTGCGGTATGCGGATGGCTGTGAACAATGCCGACAATTTCACCAGCATCTGATGCAGCAGCGTAATCCTCAGGATTCAGCACGAACATGCTTTCCATGTTGTGCGCCATGTTGCGGCATGGCCAATACCGCTCACGGCCTTTAACGACAACGACCAAACCAACCGACTCCCAAGGATCGCGGTCTTTAGCGTCTTGTAAAGCAGCGTCGCGCCAGGTCATGCGAAGAAAGTACCAATGCCGGGATAGCCGCCAAATGGCAGCTCGTTATTCTCACCAAATCTAGCTTCGCAGCTACTCTGCTTCTTGCCGCAAACATCCTCAGATGTATTTACAACAGGGTTATCATTGGCGTCAAAATAGTTGGTGCCTGTGTAACCGCACTCTGCAGATCGGTACACCCACTGACAACGGCTGATGCACTGACGCTTCGGCGCCCGAACAGATGCAAGGTCAAATGCGCTGGCCATCTCAAACTCGACTAAATTTCGATTTTCGGTTGATTTTCGGTCAACGTAATAGACCTCAAGTGGGAACAAAGCGGTTGGATCGGGCGTGCCGTAAGGATTCCCACTAGGAAAATTCGCATCATCAATGTAACGCGCCAACGTACGAAGCCGCGTAACTTTTGCGCCTTCCAAGCCGTTCGGCAGTGTCACCAGCAGAGCCGTAATTGTGCTGAGGATATTGCTGACCCTCAGCGTTGGCCTTGGCAAACTGCCTTGGCCAGAATATGCAAAGCCATCGGCTTCAATCGGCAGCGCTATGTAAATTGTGCCACCAAATACCAAATTGCTGCCAGAATTTTGTCTAGTGCCGTTGTGGAAATAGTAAGTCTGATTTACACCATGCTGAGCGGCGTTCAGTTCAAGCTGAAATAGCTCAATGATCGCAGTCGGATTGATTCCCTGCAGCTCACCAGTTATCGCCGCACTGGATTCGGTGTCGGTATAACCGACATCCCAGTAACCGGAGACAACGTAAGCCATGCTCAGCTAACTACAGCTTTAATAATCGCAAAGCCAATTACGATTGCTTCAGATAGCGCACCACCAGTAATGTTGCGGACATTGATGCTTGCGGAACCCGATCCAGCCTGAGCGTTCAGAAGATACGACCCAGCGGTGCCTCCGCTGACATGGTTGAGAATAATGATGTCGGTAGCAACGATCTCAGTGTTGGTCAGCGTGAAAGTCACGGTTGTGTCAGCAGCAAGTGCTGCTGCGTTCATTGTGATTTGACCGCACTTCTTGCTAAGCGTGACGCCTGTGCTTTTGCTGGTGGCTTGCGTTACTGTGCCACCTTCACCAGCTACGTAACCAGCTTTATCTGTATTAAGGTTGGTGAAGTTGGCATCAACTTCGGTGTGAGTGAGTGGTGAGCCCTTGCCAGCCCTAGTGACAATAGTGCTCATGGCTCAAATACTTGGCGGAAGTCCGCTTTTATCTTACTGCGCTCAAAAGAATAGATTTCTCGTGACCACTCATCGCATACCCACTTATATGCTGTTGTCGTTCCAGGGGGTGTCCAATCGAAGGAGGCTGCATCGACTGCCCTGGCGTCTAGGAATGTCTCAACAATGTCAGCGTCGGTGTCCTTTAGGTCAAAGGTGAGCGACCACACCTTCGGATTTTGGTTCAGGCCGAAAGAAACGCGGTTCTCGTAACCATCCCCAAACTGCACCTTGCGGGTGTTGGGACGACTCTGTTTTGTAGCAGAGTAGACGGGGTCGTAGGAAGGGAAGGTAGCCATCAGTTCGCCAAGAGTCCTCCGGGTCGTTTCTGCTTGATAATCTCAGCTTGGACAGCCGCTGCGAGGGCATTACCCACTTGGTTGGCGCGGGCACCGTTACCTCGGGTATCGGTTTGTGTCTCAGTGACGTTTACAACCACATTAACGTCACCGCCAAGGGCGTTGTTCGGAACAATGGTCCCTGAATTACTTGGAACGAACAGTTCCGGGCCGCGCTCGCCAACCATATAGGGCGTACCAGTGGAGACCGGGCCGCCGTTTGCGCGGGGGGTAAACCCTGCAAAAACGTTACCGCCGGTGCTTTCTAGATTGCCAAAACCCGTGAGGTTGAAGTCGCTTGCTCGGGTGCCGACAGCTGGAGATTGCCCCAAGGCAAACGCACGGGCGATTCCGATTGCAATGTATTGGGCAATCATTTGTTGAGCTGTCTTAATGAGCATCTCGGCCAAATTCCTCAGGAAGTTGGCAAACACCTCTTCAGCACTCTTGGTTCCGGTCAGCATGTCTTGGAAGCCGGTCGTGACAAGCTCGCTGGTAAGTTGAGCGGCTTGGCCAATTTCTTTGTACTTCTCTAGGACACGCTCCAGGGCAACTTCTTGTTTGACGATCGCATTAAGCTCTGCGCCCGTGGAGAAGTCCATGGGCTTTTCTGGGGCTCCATACATTCCGTAGGGTTGGGTACGATCAGCAAGCGCTAGTGGGTCAAATCCGGCGGCAGCACGTAGGTCGGCAATTTGCTGCTCAGCG